AGAGGGAAGGCATCACACTATCCGACATAGCATTTACGATCTGGAATATTTTGTATAATCCACATGACGTCCTGTAACGTTCTAGGACGTCCACAGAGCTGCACAGGACGTCCACAGTTCTACCCTTAGCCCTTGGGCTACCATGTAGAGCAAGTGAACTTGTGAGCACCTACAGTGACGTCATGCTTCATTGACTCCGGGGCATCCCAATACGGGGTTATGATGCTCAGGTTATAGAAGTGATCAGCACAGCTAGTCACTTTACTTCCAATATAAGGCCAGTCGTTCTCGACTTCCTTAGCAACCTTGATAGCCTTTCTCCAAGAAGGAGAGGAGGAGGGAGGTACTGGAGTGTCAGAGAGACCACCGTACTTCGCAGTCCACTCGAACTGCCACGGTTGATACACAACTTCACAGGCATTGCTAGGCCACCTAGGGTCTAATACCCTACGCATGACAACCTCCGCAACTGCCAACTGTCCGTTGTACTCTTCACCTCTAGCTTCATACCATACATTCAAAGCTACGCACAACAGCATAGTTTCTAACATCTTAAATCCTCATCGTTGTTACTTTAAATCCTCATAGTTACAAGGTCTCGGAGGAAGAGTAGGCTCTTACCTACACCTCGGAGTATATCTATAGGGCCGGGGAGTACCCAACCAAGGGCGAAGAGGAAGAGGAAGAGAGCAGGGACATTCTGTACACTGATAGCCTCTGCGTTCCAGCCTTCGCTCGACACGCCGGACTTAACCTGTTTCACGTTCGACACGCCGGTATCCTTCACATCTACGCTACTGTCTTCGACACGCCGGTTAGACACTACCGCATCGCCTTCGGTGTTGTTCTCCTTTCCCACCTGAGCTGTCGCTTCGACAGAAGGCGCTGAGCCACCCGCAAGGCTTAGGGCTGACCCAATGCCCTGCATCGCGCTGCACCCGGTCAGGAGGGTGCTCAGGAGCACTGAGAGCAATATCCATCTAGCGATCTTAGCACTACTTTCTTTCTTCTTTTCAGACCCCATGCAATTCTCCTTGAAATTATCCTAAACGAAAAAAAAAAGCCCTGACCAATTAAGGACAGGGCGACCTATCTAATTCGAAGAATTAGGCAGGAGTAATATTAGTAGAGCCATCACCACCAACAAGAACCCAAGCGTCAGTAGGCTGGTCGCCCTCGGCTGCGTACAAGTTGTAAGCACCAGCGCCATTGGAGCCAATAAAGCAAGACCCTTCACTCTTACCTGACAGGTAAGCTTGGTTAAGCATAGCTGTTGCATCACCTAGTTCGGATTCCAGTACAACGGTAATTGGAAAGGCTGAAGCCTTGGTATCAAAAGATTTGTTCTGAGTTAGATCACCTGTAATAGGCATAAGTATTCTCCTTCTGTTTAGTTCGGATTAAGAATCTGACACGACCTCCGCATTCCAGAAGGAACTTGAAGCCTTGGACACCCATTTCCTCAGTAGAGGAAAAGGAAAAGGGGCTAGAGCATCATCGACACCTAGTAGTCATAGGACTACTGGACTACCTAGGACGTCCTAGTATTCCTCATCTCCCTTATGGCTTCCCTCTATAGTCCGGGTTAATGCGATAAGTCGTGCAATTTCATTGAGTTACCAGCGTCTTTTAGGCTTGGTCTGTTGACGTGCAAATCTGTTCTTCTTGTTTCGGTTAGTACCACCCTCAACGCCTAGGTACTCCCTGCGTTTTCTAGGGTCTTGCATTATTTTCTGCATCTCCATTGCTTCACGGTGTCTCTCTTTGTCAAGCTTGGAGCTGTAGTCATAATCAATCCCCTCTACCAGCATACGGCAGGCCGAGGCTAGAGCTTCTACTTTGTCATCGTGCTTGACGCAATTCCTAGCGTAGGTCATGTTGCTCATCTGAGAGAACAACTGGAAAGTCTTTCTTGTCTCGGCAGGATGGTGCCTTGTACTCTGCACATCCTTGTCAATCAAGTCTCTGTTCACGATGATACGGTGCGAAGACATAAGAGGCTCTAGTGAATCAACTATCCTAGCTTCCTTCTGTCCTTTGCTGTAGTCATCTTCTACATTACAAGGATGTTCTCTTTCAAACAAAGGCTTAAGTACGCTCATGTGAGCACCGTGACCAAAGTTCTTCTCGATGTAGACCTCTTTAACGCCTGCTGATTTAGCTGCATACACCAGCTCCATCAGTGGTTCTTCCTCGTAACCACCGGCTATACCCCCCATATCATACAGATACAGTAGGTTGCCAAGCTGAAATACGATAGCATAAGCGGTCTCATCCCCGTTAGCACCACCACCGGCAGGGTCAATGTACATCACCTTGCGCTCAAAGTTCTTCCATTCGTATGGTTTTGGGATAGGATTGTAGAACTTGTCAGTCTCACGGTTACCCGGTTTGTGCGGTGTCTGTACTCTATTCTCCGGGCTGTTGTTCCATATGGGCTGCACTGGCCCCTCCTTATTCCCAAACGCTGTAACGATCAGATTAGAGGGCTTCAGCGGGAATCGCTCTTGATCCGATAGCCGAGTGTTCAACATGAACTGCAACTGGAACTTAGACTTTCCTTGGGATACTTCCTTCTGAGATAGAGTCTCATCATCAAACATCTCTGGACAGGTAGGTGCTCCCGATCTTCCAAGTGGGCCATAGCCTGTTCGTAGGGAAGGTACATCTGTCATCTGTTCTACGATGCTAGGTGCTAAGAACTCACCATAGGCTTCCTGTTCTTTCTCACTAGGGTAACGCCCCGGCCAGATACGAACATCATACCCACGTCCCGGTAGATTGTTGTACATAGAGTCCATTGACTGAGGGGTTCCTAAGTAAAGTATGTCACCTGTTTGGTTGATGCTCTCGAACTCTTTTGCCTGCTCTTCTATCCACTCTCTACCTGCAACTGTTCTGCTGTTCTGCAATGATTCAATCACTTTATTAGAGAAACATCGTTACTTGTTTCCCCACCGTCTATTTGCGGCGTCTGATAAATTGGCGCTTGCTTTTACAAAGGAGCATGAGTTTTTAGAATACTCTCTTGATCCTTCTAATAGCATGTCTTTGTCTAGGTGAAAGTCTTTTGTGGATTCCCAGAGATCGTAACCGGGTAATTCCGGTAGCGAGTTAAGGAAGTTTTTGAAGGAGTACCATCGCTTGTCAACAGTAACATCCTCGTATCCTACCTCCACTTCTGTCCTCTTTATCATGTTACACCACAGATCGTAAGCTCTCCGTATGGTAGACCCTGATCCTCTGGTTGGTATGGTTATGTCAGTGTCCAGATATCCAACACCATATACAGTAGCTTTCCTGCGGTCTTTTATCTTTCCAGCAGGTATGTTGCTAAGTTGAACATTACAAACGTATCCCGTTGCAATGAACTTTACAACAGCTCTTGTAGTACTAACACCAGCCTTAATGTCTTTTGGTATGTACTCTAGTACCTCAATAATACCTTGTCCATCAACATTATGCTGTGTTCCCACACCATACTTTAGGTTTCTTGTCTTGCTTACTTTTCTGTCGTATACGCCTTTGGGCATGTTAGCCTCCTTTAATTACGGTGCTGCATGTCTCCATGCAGATTAGACTATATCTTACATCCTTGTCTTAGTGTTTCCCTGCACTTGCAGGTACTCCCTTTCGGGATAGTCGTTACGCACTGCTCGAAGCATCCTGCTCGTCATAGCATTGGCTCGGTATTGTCTTCCCCTTTTGGGGCTGAGGTTCACCGATTAACTAGGTTTATAGACGACCGAATCAATCGTCTGGTATCAATAGGTCTGCACGAGCACCCTGAGCACCTGATGTTATACTGTAACATGACACTGAAGGTGATTTATCTCCTCCCTTGAAAATATGGTGTATGTCAAAGGCTTCGGAACTATCCCGATCCCCGCTTGTTCTGTCTGGTAGCATAACCTCTAGGAAGTCTATCTGCTTAAATATCTTAACTACCCACCCTGAGATCTCAGTAGCTCGCTTTGCGGTCTGAGAAAAGATTACTATCCTGAAGTGCGGCTTATGAAGTAAAGTAAAGGCAGCAAAGATACCAGCCAATGTAGTCTTAGCTTGTCCTCTCTGTGCCTGTACCATTCTGTACTTCTTGCCCATCAGTATATAAGATAGGATATCAGCCTGAGCTGGGTTAAGATCAGGTCTTCCGGGTATCAATTCATTAATGCAGATCTGAGCGAAAGAGAGAAGGCCATCTACAGTGTACGGAAATGTCTCCTGTAGGGCCTCCAAATCTTCCCACATCCTAAGCTTAGCTTCTAAGCTCAGCTTGCTCATCCTTGGCCTCTCTCCTTAGCTTCTTTCTTAAAGTCAAGAACCATCTTTCCAGACCTTGCTTGAATCTCTTTAAGCCTAGCCTGCAAGGGACTCTCTGTATCTTGTGAGTCAGGTGCAGCGAATACTCCGTTATCAAGTACCCACTTGCCCATTGCTTGAAGAACACGGTGGTCTACTGCCATATCAACATCCATACCATCTTCGATGTTCTTTTCAATAGCCTCTGCCTTCTTTGTATAAAGGGTGGTTACCAGTTTACTTAGGAAACCTACTTCACTTTCTGTCGTCCTTTGTCCCATTCTGTTTTCTCCTGTTTCTCTTGTGACTGAGCCTCCAATGGTAAGCTAAGTACGAGACTTGTAGAACTGTGTACACTATTGTTGCTATGTACATCCAGTCCTCAAGGCCCAAACCAAATACACTTGCTGCACTTACCGTAATAGGAGGTGCCGTACGAAGAGCGCCATCCACAAGTTGCGTTAATTCGTTTGACACATCACCCCCTGTTATAATTTAACCTGTAGCTCAACTTCCGTAGGCGTACTCGCTGACTGACACT